CAGTTATTGATATGGGTGATACCTTTGATAGTAGAAAGGGAATAGATTTTTCTGCTCTAACTTGGGCCAAGTGTAATTATTTTGATAGACTTCAAGAACTTGGATGCGAAGTTCATAGTATTGTGGGAAATCATACTGCATATTATAAAAATACTAATCAAGTAAATGCAATTGATTTATTACTTCGTGAGTATGATAATGTACATATCTATTCAGAAACAACAAATATAGAAGTAGGTGGTTTAAGTATTCTTCTCGTTCCTTGGATAAACAATGAGAATGAAGATAGAACTGTGGCGATGATTAATAAAACAAGATCTCCTGTTTGTATGGGTCACCTTGAGTGTAAGGGATTTAGAATACATAGGGGATATGTAATGGAACAAGGAACTGATATAAAATTATTTGATAAGTTTAAGAAAGTTTATTCTGGACATTATCATACCAGATCTGATGATGGAAAAATTTTCTATCTTGGAAATCCTTATGAGATGTATTGGAATGATCTTGAAGATACAAGAGGGTTTCATTTCTTTGATACAGAAACTCTAGAGCATACTCCTGTGAATAATCCTTACAGGATGTTCTATACCATTTACTATAACGATCACAACTATCAAACATTTGATACTCGTGAATTGGAGAATAAAATTGTAAAGGTTATTGTTCGTAAGAAGAGTAGTCCTAAAAAATTTGAAAAATTCATCGATAAGTTGTATAATAGTAATGTGCATGAACTCAAGATAGTTGAGAATTTTCAACTACAGGAAAATGAAGACTTTGAAGCCTTCGAATCCGAGGATACACTTTCTATATTAAATAGATATGTGGAAGAGTCTGAAATTAATCTTGAGAAATCAAGAATACAAGAGACTATCCAAAACGTGTATCAAGAAGCATGTGAGTTAGTCTAATGTATATTCTAACTATTAATGGTAGAGAAAATGAAGGTGCATACTCTGTTAAAAATGATGATGGAGAACATATTCTCTATCTTTTCGAACAAGAGGATGATGCATCTCGTTATGCCATGCAGTTAGAAGAACAAGATTATCCTGAAATGCATGTGATTGAAGTTGAACCTGACATGATGGTTGATGTGTGTGAAGACCACGGATTTGGTTACACTATCATTACACCTAATGACATTGTAATCCCGCCTACAACAAAGAATGATTTTATTTGAAAAAGTCCGTTGGAAAAACTTTTTAAGTACGGGCAATCAATATTCTGAAATTAATTTCCAATCTCATGCAACTACTCTAATAGTTGGGGATAATGGTACGGGTAAGAGTACGGTTCTAGATGCTCTTACTTTTAGTTTGTTCGGTAAACCGTTCCGTAAGATTAATAAAGGACAGTTAATAAATTCTACCAATGAGAAAGATTGTAGTGTAGAAGTAGAGTTTTCTATTGGAACAATTAGTTGGAAAGTATCTAGGTGTATAAAACCAAATAAGTTTGAGATTTATAGGGACGATAAATTATTGGATCAATCCCATAATGCTAATGATCAGCAGAAGTGGTTAGAACAGAATGTGTTAAAGATGAACTATAAATCTTTCACACAAATCGTAGTATTAGGGTCTAGTACATTTGTTCCCTTCATGCAATTGACAGCTACAAATCGTAGAGAGGTTATTGAAGATTTACTTGATATTAAAATCTTCTCCTCTATGAATAATATTATTCGGGATAAGATTAGAGTTGAGAAGGAAAGTATTAATACGTTAGATCTAAAGAAAGAATCTCTTAATGATAAGGTAGAGATGCAAGAGAAGTTTATGAACGAAATAGAGAGTCAAGGTAAAGAAAGAATAAAGGATAAGGAAGGTAAAATTAAAACACTTAATATAGAAGTTGATACTCATATAGAGCATAATCAGATACTTCAATCTAAGGTAGAAGACACTGAAAAGGAATTAAAAGAAGTAGTAGGTGCTGGAGATAAGTTAGTAGAACTTAACAATTATAGAGGTAAGATATCACAAAAGGTAGCGTCTGTTACGAAGGAACATAAGTTTTTCACACAAAATACAGTTTGCCCTACATGTACACAATCTATAGATGAAGATTTCAGAATAAATAAAATCGACGACGCTCAAACTAGAGCAAAAGAGTTGCAATCTGGGTTTCAAAAACTCGAAGATGCGATTAAAACGGAACAAGAGCGAGAGCGTCATTTTTCCAATCTATCAAAGGAGATTACTAAACTCACGCATGGCATTTCTAAAAACAATACTTCTGTCGCTGCATGTCAGAGACAGGTCAGAGAACTGGAATCTGAAATTCAAACACTTACCAGTCAACTTGAAAACCGAAGTGCTGAACATGACAAGTTAGAATCATTCAAGGACAATCTCCAGGAAACCTACGACGCTTTGGTCAGTCGTAAGGACACAATCAAATATTACA